GTGGACATTGCTAATCCCAAAAGAGGTGGTGGTTTTCCGCCATGTGGAAGATCAAAGGGTGAGAAAAGAAAGAACTATCCTAAGTGCGTTAAGTCATCTAAAGCTAGATCCATGACTGCAAGTCAGAGGAGAGCAGCAGTTTCAAGAAAGAAAACAGCAGAGAGAAAATCAAGAAAAGGTAAAAGACCTAACTATGCCAAAACATAAAAAACTTTGGAAGAAACCTAAAGTTATTATTATTGATATTGGTAAGTGTAAATATTGCAAAGAAGACATGACTAACCAAGAAAGTTTTGTGGCCTTTTATCCTAAAGGTAAAGCTCATTATAAATGTATGAGAGAAGATGATAGAAAAAAGGCGACCATTTCTGATCGCCTATAATTTTATTGTTCTATTGTTTTAATTTCTTCCTCAATATATGAGTCAGATATATCATTATATGAATTTGGATTAGGATATAACTTTTCATTCCTTACTTGATTACATCTATTAATCTCAGGAAACTTATCCTCATATTTTAAATGACTGGTAAAGTTTTCAAAGTTAAATCCATCTGAGAAATAACTTACTGGTACATTAAAAAAATGAGCTAACCAATCCATTAAAAATGCACTCAATCCATTGTAACCTTTTTCATACTTCTGAATCTGTTGGAAGGTAACATTTATTTCCTTCGCAACATCTGATTGACTCATCTTATGTAGTAATCTTATGTTTCTTAACTTAGTTCCAACATGACAATTAAATCTAATACTGTTGGGGTCTTTTGGTTTTGCAGACATGAATAGCCTTCCTTTCTTGTTACTTTTTCAATTATAAAACTATTTACTGTTCGTAGATAGTTTTTGCTTCTTTGTTTTGAGCATTAACAATTCTTCTTACTAACTGTTTATACTCAACATAATCCTTGATTGTTTTGGTACATAGTCTGCCATCAATCGTAGCCATTATATTGTTATGGCACTTTTGTAGCTTTCCATACAATCTAGGAAGTTCATTACTTAGGTTCATTCCCATTCTCCTTTTTCTTTATAATTGAATGCACCAAATTTTTATGCGATATTTCCTTTACAACCGCATTCTCTGTTGCATTCATCTGACCTGCCGCCTTCTCAACAGAGTCAAATTCTTCTTCTAAAGTTGCAGCAAATTCGTAGTAATATGTTTTTTTACAACTCATAGTAATTATTGACTTTTAATTTACTGTTTTTTATATGTTTCGTCAACATATACTTTCTCATAAAAACATCATCAGATTTTATTAATTTTAATTTCTCAGCGTTCTTTAATAAAATACCTACTCTTTGTTTGGTAATACTTAATGCTTTACCTATCTCATCTAACTTAGGAAAACAGTCATGTTCAGCATGATAAGAGGACATAAAATCTATTATTTCTTTTATTCTTGGACTGTAAAATATCTTAGCCATTATTCATCCTTCTCTTTCATGTTCTGAAGCATAGTCTTTAATAGATCATTATATCCTGCAATATCTTTATGAGTATCTTCTTTATAAACATCTTTCTTAGTTCCATCATCAATAGTTCTAGTTAGTTTTAATATAATCATAAGCTGTGGAACAAGGGTAATAGGTACTTTAATTTTGTGTCCATTGATTACTTCCAATGTTGATTGAATAAAATTTGCAATAATGTATGCGTTCTTATCAAAATCACCATATTCCATTTGTTTCTTTTCAAGCATTTGCTTGACCATTTTCTCACCTATATCTATCCATTTAACATTATCATCTGACATTTAATCTCCTTTTTTTAATTTTATTTACAAATACATCCATAAAAATTTCCGCTACCATCATTCATAATATGTTGGTTAAATGGTGTATCAATATAAGTTGTTAATTTTAATCTAAGTATCTCACAAAGATCAAAGCAATCTATAGAACCAACTAATTTTATATTTTCTAACATCTGTTTTGTTACTGGGTACAAACTATAAAGACCATCATTTAAAACAATTAAATCCATAATTAAAAGGGGTGGCAGTTAACCAACATAGCAGGGAACTAAAATATCTACCACCCCATCCATTACAAGTTATCCTTGTTTAGGTTTTCTTTCTTGTAATTTGTGAACAATCTTTCCATCTGGTTTGGTATTAATCCATTCAGTAAGATTGATTGTATCTCCTTGTTTTAAATCTTGGCTGACCTTAAATGATCCCCAATATTTTTCAGGATTTTCATTATCTCTATTTAAAAATCCTTCACCTTCTTTTAATTCAAACGCCATAATTAACTCCTTTTATTGTTATGTTTGATTCTTAATGCGTTAAATGTTTTAAAGTTATTAGACTTGAAAAACGCATCCCAAATTCCAGCCTTACTTATTCTAGTCTTGAGATTTTCTAATTCACTTTTCAAGACTGTAGAATTTTTATTATCTTTGTTTTGTTGGATAACATCTAATTGAGTTGCAATATAAATATCATCTATCTTAACTTCTTTGTTTGTTTCTTTAGTAACTGTCTTAGATAATTGAGTGGTAAATGGTTTAGCATTATATCCATCTTCCATATCCTTTGCTTCTTCCTCATCATCTTTCATTCCAGTTCTTAAATTTAAAGCATTTAAAAAAGCATACTTTCTTGCATAAGACATACAATTACCTGATCCATATTTATCTTTTTTAGCAAGAGCATGAGTTTCAATTTCAATAAAAGAAGAAGGGTCATCCAAATCTACAATAGTCATCTTACAAGTAGTTTTGACAAAATCATCTTCCATATTAAAATCTTTGTATGTGCAGTATGGATATAAATCATTTTTAATTAATGCCTCCATAGCAACAGCTTGAACCGCATCATGTTCTAATGGGTTAAAATTCATGCCTCCTTTCTTCTCAGTTTTCTTAACCATCCTAGCGTCAGCGGAAGCTAACTTTAGTTTTTTATATATATTATTTGACATTCTTTCCTTTCTTTATTTTTGGTGTTGGCCTTAATGTTTCAAGCATCCTATCTTTAAATGCTATTTCATCTTTTAATTTTTGTATCTTATCTTTATATTTTTCATCAATACCTTTAATTATTTCATCTCTTTCTAATAATTTTTTTGAGTATGATTTGTTATCTCTTTCAAGATTTCTTATGTTTGTTTGCATCTTAGCAAGTTCCATCATTATTTTATCTGACATTTTCCTCCTTATAGTTTTTCATAAAAGTCTTCTAGCCTTTGCATATCTTCCTCATGGTAGTTCTCTAATAAAAAATTAGATTTGTAGTTTCTAATTTCTGACCAATCCACACCAATAATCATAGCAAGTTTTCTCATATCTCCATTTGCCATCCTCAACATTTCCTGTCTTTGAATATTAATTTGTATAAATTTTTTAAAGAAATATTGAAGACCTTTAGGGGTAAGTTCCCAACAATTATCAGGGGTAAAGATAGTATAATCACTATCACCTACATATATTAAATAAGGTTTATATTTATAATCAAAATGTTTTGAATAGATTGCTGTTTGAATACAATGGGTAAATTGAGGATATTTTATTGCTTGAGATTTAGAATACACCCAATCCCCAATTCTATTTTCATTAGGCTTATCATCTTTCTTAGGTTTTTTTAATGGATATTTTTTAACACTACCAAACTTATTTTTATGTTCAGTTATCTTTTTTTCATTATCATTAACGCAATCAATGTAACCTTCATTGGCAAGATTTAATGTTTGACCCATGTATTTATTATCATACCAATCAGAGAAAGGTTTTTCTGAAGACCATCCTGAAAAATTATCAGACACTTCATTGATAGCTTCTAAATGTCTTTCAACATAACCTTTAATTTTTTTTAAAATAAATTGTGCTTTCATCTTATGCTTCTCCTCAAACTCAAACTGTTCTATGTGAGTTTTAAAAGCAAATTCCACATCATCAATCTTTGCCTGACCTACTAATATAGTTTGAAACCAATCATGGACAAATGTACCAGCTTTAAAACTGATAGATGGTTTTTCTTGTTTAAATTTTAAGTATGGAAATAGTTGATATTTGTTATACCACATCCAATTAGAAAGTGCTGTTTGACTAGGTGAGGTTGTTGCTTTATTAAAATCACCTTCAGTCCAAGCTAAATCTGTAAATCTTTCTTCCATCTGATTAAAGTATTTACAAATTATTTACAATTAAGTCAATAGTTTTATTTGATTTATTTTTCAAATAATATATCTAATATAAATGACTGTAGAAAAGGTGAATTTAAATTGGGAAGAAATATTATCAAGTGCTTCAACTGGGATTGTCAGGGAAGTTGAAAGCCTTAGACAAAATATTAAGTGGGGTCATGGTGCTAAGTTTGATCGTTATCAAAAGTGGGGTCAGACAGTTTCAGGTACAATGTGCGAAATGGCTTTGGCCAAAAAAATGAAATCATATTTCACCCATTCAGTTAACAATTTTCATGGTAAGGATTTAATCATAGATAATAAACCAGTACAAGTCAGATCACAGCTATATTCAAAGCCTAATAAATCACTTATTATAAGACAAGGACATAAACCTGAAGATTATTACTTCTATGTTGGTGATGATTGCCCAACCTTTTATTTTTATGGCTACATACTGGCAAAAGATTGTCGGAAATATGGCAAGTGGACAGACTTCAATCAAGACAGGCCTCATGTTTGGTCTGTACCTATTGAAAGCCTTAAACCTATTACAGAATTTATAAATGAAACCTAGTTTAGAACCATTCTTAAAAGTAGAGCATTCATTATT